ATTCCAACGGTCGGGGCTTCTGGAATGATATACGCAATGATAGGAATGTTTATGTCAATCACTATTCTTTACAAAGGAGCAAAAATCAACGATAAAAGGAAATATGCTGTTTTCATACTTGCTGTGTGTCTGTCTTTATTGGTTAGCTACTTCAAATATAACAGCAATTTTTGGCTGCACGTATATTCTTTGTCAATGGGAGTATTTTTAATAATAGTATCAATTTATAAAAACAAAAAGTTATGGAAAATTTAAATTTTGGACAGGCTATTGAAGCCTTAAAGCAAGGAAAGTGCGTTGCACGCAAAGGTTGGAACGGCAAAGGAATGCACTTGTGGTTGAACAAAGGTAGTTTCGACGCAGAATTATTAGGATTTAATTCTGAAAATCATCCCGATTATCCTCACGGCTCCACCATTGACGGCGTAGATTTAGGATTATTCCAATTGGGAGAAAAAGACACCGTTACCCGACTGCCGAATATCAACATGAAAACGGCAGCCGGCTCAACTGTTACCGGTTGGCTCGCTTCTCAAACCGATATGCTCGCAGAAGATTGGGAAATTGTTGAATAACGAAAAATGATAGAATTAACTTATCAATTAAAATGCAAAGACTGCTATTCAGGGATTGAATTAAAGTTTGTTGTTGACCACAAGAAACTTGAAAATACGAAAAACATTTTATTTGACGATGTTTCGGATTCAAAATGCTTAGAATGTGGAGGAAAAATTGCTTTGTACGATAGAAATAATTTAATGGGAGAATGTGAGGTAATGATTTAATTTGAAAATATTATGAAAATAATTAAAGAAGGTAAAAAGATAGAGATAAGATTCAAGTGCGCTATATGCAGTTGCGAATTTTTATGTGAGCCAAAAGAGTGTGATACACTTCTTGAAGTTGGAATTGGAACTGATGCTATCCGATATGGGTTTTATTGTCCGAATTGCTGCTATTTATGCAAGTCGGATAAATTAAGCAAAATAATAGAAAATATATAGTATAGTTTCTATTATTCAATTACCCGATACTATCCGACTTGGAGCGGTGCATCGCTCGAAAAGGAGTTGAAGTTTGAGGTAAGTAGTATTAAGGTTTAAGCCACGAACTTTGAGGTTTAACTATTAATCGAGCATTGTTATATGCCATTTTTAGTGTTAAACATGTTCTTGCTGTATATGTAATATCATTTAATTTATGAACAACTAATGCTAAGTCTGGATTTTTTGAATTAGGTGTTAAGCATAAAGGTAATAATAACTGTATCCTTCCATTAAAGTATTGAGGAACTGCTATTTTATAGTTGGTCTTAACTTTTCTTTTAACTTCTTCGATAGATCCTTCTAATTTTCTTCTAACCTCTGCACTGTCATAATTTTTCATGTGAGAAGGAAATCTATCTTTGTTTTCATCAATAATATGATCTATTTCCGGTATTAAATCACATTTTGGATTAAATATTAACTCTTCCGGTTTTTGAAAAAAATCTGCAATTTCAGGTAATCCGGTTGTTCCAAAAGTTCTTAGTAACTCAGGATTACTTTTTTTCAAAAACGCCTTAAAGCAGAAAGGTGGATTATTAAAGCCGGATTTAGGATATTTATATTCTTGGAAAAATGCGTAAATTTCTTCCCAATTCTCTGTTACAAGACCTGTATTAAAACAAGCATAATCATTTTTAGACGTAAAGAAAATCTTTTTTTCTTGCTGTAGTTTTCTGAACATGTGTTCAAGATAATTTCTTAAAATAGAATGATTTGGTTTTTGAGAATCAGAAAAATCCCATTCGTCATCTTTATCAGCCAATTCTTCTGCAAGAAACTTTACCGCATCATTATATTTAGGGAAATACGCAAATTTAAATAATTCTGATTTTTCTTCTTTCTTTTCGCTCATAATAATTAATTGTAAAATTAAAAAAGGCTTCACTATGTATATGAAGCCCCTCTATATTCTTTCTTTTCGTTTATCTTATGTTTCTACAGATAGACCTGTAGGGTCTTTATATAAATTTGTGTCTGCAAATGTACGGTAATAAAATAATATAAACAAGTGAAATATGTAAATATATTAAAAATAAACATTTATTTATACTCAATCTAAAAAAAATCAGTTTATATTTTGTACTAATATCAATAAATTTAATTTGTTAGTAAATTTCTGCAAATATAATAATTTTTTTATTTATTGTTCAAAATACCCGTGCGCTCTCCGTATGGGTTTAGTTCTTTTGTTCAACAACGCTTTTGCCTCATCCAAAACAGATGTAGCCCTCGCAAGATAAGCGGCCGCCTCCTGTGGCAACTTTGTTTCCAGCCACCGCCACATAATGTAAGCAACAATAAACTGCTTAATCTTAATGTCAACAGGACGGGTAAGATGAAAATTCCAATCATCCGGCATAAGCAGATTGAAAGTATAATCCCTGTTTTCTGAAAAATCCTGTGTTTCAAAAAATTCAGCTTCAACCGGAATATCCTTCATATATCCCGACAATGCGGGAGTAACTTCCGCCTGTGCATCAAAAAACAACTGCCGGAACAGAATTAAATACGCCTCGTCAAAAACAAGCTGTTCAAATAAACTCTCACCGGTCTCATCTTTTTTCCTTATAGCAAGGTGCGAAGATTCCTGCTTGACAGACGCAAAAATATTATCGTGCGAATATATAAATACTAATGGATTCATTTTACTTTGCATTTTAATTGTTTGACATTCTTTGCACAATCGGATTGGTATTTTGATTAATCTGCTGCCCGATGTCTTCTGGAACAAATCCCTGTCCCATCTGTCCCGCAGGCTGAACGCCGCCCATCATTGCCGCCTGTGCATCCTGCTGCTCCTGCATCCTCGTATTAAACGACTGCAAAAGTTTATCTGCAAACGGGAACGCGCCATTTTCCAATAACTCCTGCAATGTTATTTGTCCCGTTCCGAACAACTGCATCAAGAAGTCATTTATAATCATTCTGTATGCCGGAGTGGACGTACTTTCTGTAATGGATAAATCAAATTCGGCATTTCTGACAAGTTTTGGGTCATAAACAATAGATTCCGAGCGAACCTTGCCGCTGTTGATATTGATATACCTTGGCTCCGGATACGATTGCTGAATAAGTTTCATATTCTTGTAGTCCCGTTCTTCGCGCAGTTCCCTGTATGCTTCGTATATTTCGGTAAGCGAAGTAGTCGAGTTTTGAACCTGTTGGGCGTATAAAGCCGCCGGAGTTCCCGCATTTGGCGCTTTCCCCTGCAATGCGCCTTGAACGCCCGAAATATCCTCCAATAACTTCAACTGAATACTTAAAAGGTCTGTCAGTCCAAGCTGCGTGGCATTGGCTACGATTTGTTGTGGAAGTTTTACGGCAGGATTCTTCTTTGACGTATATAAAATAACCCCGTTGAATACCGACCATTCTTCTGCAATGTCATTAATCGTATATCCATCGGGGATAGATTCTTCATCAATCGCTAAAACCCCTTTTGCTGTTGCACGAATAACAAAATCCTGCAAGGTAATCAACCGGTTGATATACCGTTGTTGGTCTATAAAGTCTCCCACAAAAGGATAAACTTTTTTGTCAAAGAACGGATATACACGGAAAGAATACGGATGCGATTCGTGCCAAAACGGAGTTTCCCCCTCTTTTAATACATCCCCGTGTGGCGACATATAGTAGTAATACCAATAATTATCAATAAACCACTGATAGTTTATCAGCTTCATATCTTCCGGCAGCACGCCGTTCATTGCCTGTTCCTGAAGGCGAGCTTTGTTTTCGGCATCCAAGACGGCAGCCTCTTCAACTTCCGCTTTGTAAAAATCACCGGTCAGCGTATCGTGAACCAATAACCTTTCCTTTGCTTCTTTTTTCCATATCTCAATAACACGGCAGCGGGTTTCGTCCTGCGCGGTAAAGAAATTAACATCTACACGGTTTCTTGTGAGGTTTTGCAGGTAACTTACTGTCCTTTCTTTGTCGCAATAACTGTACATTTCTCTTATTCTGTCTGATTTCTCCCTTGAGCCGTCTGAAAATTGCGCCATCACATCATACAGCCCGACATCGTGAATCTCGCCAATCAAATGACAATCCCAATGCCGGTGGTCCTCCATGTGATTGTCAAAGAAAATGCGGTTGTAATTGACAATATCAGTCCAAACATCCATTTTTCCATTGCGCCATCCGAAAGTAGATTTAAAAGCAGCCAATCCTGTAACAAGGAAATAGTTAAGGTTAGCGCTGTCCAATCCCCATAGTTTATTGAGTTGATAGTTATATTGGAGTGTCGCCGACATCATTTCCCCTTTTCCCTGCTCGTCTCTCGTCCTTGACGTACACACCGGCTCTGTCTGCGTTCCTTGAAATACCCCAACAACAGAGCGTACAATACCGCGAATACGATTATTGGTAAGCGGTATGCTACCCTGGTTAAGTATGTTTTTACGCTCCGTAACCCATCCTTTTTTCGTCTGTACTTTGTCGCCCCACTGGTCTTCAAAGGTGTACATTTTGTTCCTTTCAGAATTCTTCCTGAACTCGTCAAGTCCAGCCCAAGCGTTGTAAGCATCCATAAGGACAGTGTGATTCTTACGGAAAGAACCTTCATTGTCGCGAATGGTATCTATCTTTTCAAGTTTATGCTTGGGAAAAAACTTGGCCGATAACTTAGGATTTGCTTTTCTTGTTACCATATTTATTCTTTCTTTTTCTTGCTTAATTCAATCACTTGTTCTTTTAGTGAAATAATATCGTTTTCAATAGCTTTTTGTTCTTCGCCTTCTGCTTCAGGCAAGAGTTCTTCGAGTTCTTTAATCTCTTTTATATAATCTTCGTTAAGTTCGTCATATTTTTTAAAATCCAACTTTTCTAACTTTTTATCCAATCGCTCGTTTATTTCTCTTTGTTTTTCATTATATTCTAAAACTCCAATTTTTCCATTTTTCATCTTGTCATAATAATCGTCAATTTCCTTTCTGGCTGCATCTTCATAATCTTTTACTTTGGATAAAGTTTCTTTTACTTCATTTGCTATATTGTAATATTTGGCATTAAGTCCTTGATTTATCTTTTCCGTGTCAGCGGTAGAAGTATAAAAGCGTTTTAGTGGAGTATCGCGTATTTCAATATCCTTGCCTTGAGTTTTTTTGTATATCATATCAACTCCATTGGAAAATAAGTCATAAACCCCTCCGGCATATCCTCTGACAAGATGATTGATGATGTCCGGTTGAATACTTATCAATCCTCCTTCGACACCATCTCCACCTGTAAAATTATCGGTGGCCTTTGCGAGTTCAACCAACCACATAGGAGCAAAAGCCTCTCCTTTTTTATTAGTTCTGACTTTGGTATATCCTGGACGGTACGACTTTTGATTTTCTTTATAAATCTTCCCGCCCATAAAGTTACGGTTAGCAGCTAATTGTGTAAGTGGTTTGATTGCATCCGGCGAAAAAGTGGAACCTAATGTTTTTAGCCCACCTGCTAATCCCTGTTTTGTGTAATCGCTCAATGAGGCTGTAGCCGCTCCAAACGGGTCTGCCGGAATCAAGTCTGCAAAATTACCCAAAGCGTCAAGGAAAGCATATCCTACACCTTTTTTGCCCAGAAACGCTTGAGCCATATTGTCTCCGAATCCGTGAAATACCCTCAACTCCTGCGAAAGTGGTATTTTAATAAAGCCTTTTCCTGTATAGATACAAAAATAATTTTGCCTGTCGTAGTCAGATAATTTCCAATATTCATCATCTCCACCCATCAAAGAAGCGAGCATCGGGCATAAAATAGAGCCTGTGAATGAATTAAAAAGTACTAAGGCCGTCATCTTTCCGGGATGTTTTTTGTATGCCCTTGAAAAGTTAGACATACCCTGTATTCCGGCATTGACGAACAGATATAACGGACGAACAAATTGCGCTCCATATCTACCTGCGCCGCTTCGGTTGAAGTTAACAGTCAATTCCTTTGCATCTGAAACAGATTGTATAACGCTTCTTCCGGCATTCCGACTGGTAATATATGCGGAAAAACGGGTCATGTTCTCAATCAAGTCATTTACATTTTCAACTACCTCTAAAGCGTGGCGAAACATATTTTTTTTGTTGCCTTTTTCAATATCCCGCTCAACTTGTTTTTGTATTTTGTTCAGTTCAACAATATGCGAGAAACCGGTTTTAGCTCCATTCATAATGTATTCAGCCAAATACATATCATTTTTATTTGATACGTCTGCGTTTCCTGTTAGATGTCGCATCAAAGCCGCTGCCGACTTCGGAAGATTACCCTGAAACCGTAAGGCATATTTCGCATCTTCCCTCGCAAGCAAAGTAAATGTGGAATAATGATAGTCGCGGGCAAAGTTTGTCATCCAAAACAGTGGATTCTTTGATGTAAACATTTGTGCCATTCCTCGTGTGAGTTTGGCGATGTTTTTAAAATCATTCGGGATAACATTTTGTTCATTTATTGCGCGGCTCACGGAAGGATTTGCATTGACATAAACATTATATTCAACTCCGTTTTGAAAAACAGAAATGGCATGTTGATTTTTTTGTCTTGGCTTGATAAACATTCCTCCGATGTCAAGTTTACCTCCTTTCTGAACGGCAAGTCCTTCAGATGCTAATTGCTGCATCTTTTCCTCAAATACCTCTATGTTCTTTCGGTACGTTTCGGAATCTTCCGAATAGGCAGGCTCTTGTACTTCATACAATTTTTTTCCGTCTTGGTCAAGCCCTGATTTTATATACCACGTTTTATTGGCAGACAATAATCCGGTTTTATCCTGCCTTGCCAAGCGAAGCATCGTTTGTTTGAGTGTATTTTTATTTGCCGAATTGATTGCGCTTTGTGCAGTTTGTAAAATATAGGCGAATGGAGTTTCTGCACGGGAACGCCGCCCTTTTGCCTTCATTATGGGATTCACAAAGTAAGTTCCGGTATCCGGCGAATAATCCCATCTATCCTCTGCTGTTTCCGCATCATGTCCGCGAAGCGGTATATAATGCTGCCATCTATTTGTAAGTTCGTCAAACAGTTTTTTATCTATCAGTCCGCTTTCGAGTTGTTTTTTTAGAGAAAATTCCGTAGCCGCGTTTGTTCTTTTCCAAAGCTCATCAACTTTGTCTTTTCCGACTGTTTGCTCAAAATTATCAATATATTCCTGAGCGTTCATTCCGACCTCATCTTGAACAGTCAGAACACCTGAGTAATCTTCCGGCAAACCTTCAATGAATTTATCCAACTGCTCCTGTGTAGCGTCAGGATTTTTTTCTTTGTATTCATTGATTGCTTTTTCACGCATATACTCATTGCGCTCTAATCCATGTTTCAGAATAGCGTAATTCTCAACATCCCGATAAGAATAGTTTGTTGAGTTTATGATGTCATTAATAGCATTGGTCAGCGGTTTTTGGTAGCGTTCGTTATATTGTTTCAGTTGGGCATCGTTTTTCCCTTGAATTTGTGTAGCCTGCAAATAAAAATCGTTATAGTCTTTTATCTCTGTTCCGGCCTTACGAAGCACATCAAGAAAGTTTTTTACAGCAAGATGCCTGTCCTCGTATGCTTCACGTAGTCGGAAAGCTAAGTTTTTTATTTTGTTGTCAAGTTTTTGTCTGTATTCTTCGGTTGTTTCGCCGGCATTCTGTTCATTCGGAACAACTTGGAAGCTAATATCGCTTTCTGCTTGGTTTCTTCTGATAATATTGTCAATGACAGCAATTTTTTTATTTCCATTTGAATCTATAACTTTCAATACATTTCTCGGTCTTAAATCGGATACGGTATATTCTCCATTAGTATATGAATAACCGCCTATCTCCTCAAATCCGATAGATTCCATATATTTAGTTATTTCTTCCGGTGTGGCTTTTTCGGCATTAGGGACATACTTTTGCTTTATTAAAACTTCTATATAAGGTGTTTGTTGAATACTATGTATGTCGTTTGGAGCTATTCCTGTAAATCCAACAAGTTCGTATGCTGTTTCCGGGAATAGTTCGTTGTGTGTCTCTATTGATTCAAGTAGTTTAGAGACGCTATATTCTGAATTAGCTAAATTATTTGATTTAAATATTGTTCCAGTTGATTCATCAAAGGCAAGTGTGTTTTCATTTCCTCCACCTTCAAAAGGTTTTCCGAGAGAATATAAATCATCTATCCAAAGTCCATTTTCTTTTGCGTAATCAAACGCCTCCCATCTCTCAAGGTCGTTTATGTCTTGCTTGGATAATCCCTGCTGTTCTTCCTCTGCTGCTCTAATGCGGCTTTGTAACTCATCTTTGGTGTTTCTGATAAGTATTTCATTACCGCCTCGCTGTTCTTCTTGTGGGCTTCTGTTAGGTATTTCATTGTCCGCTTCTTTATTTTCGACAAAATTACTATTTTCTTTTGTATTTTGCAAACGTTTTCCCCCTGTTAAATCTTTTACCGCTTTGTTGGTAAAATCATTCAACGTCATATTTTCAATATCAAGTTTGTGTGAGATGCTTAGCATTTCTTTAATCTTGTTCCAAACATCATTCAGCCATGTTTTTAGCCGTGCAAAGAAAAGAATATCTTTGTTGGTATGGAATTGCGATTCTCCTTTGTCCCCGATAGCCCACGCCAAAGCCTCGTCAATCTTTCGTTCTTCCGAAAGGTTTTTGTACGCCTCGTTTTCGTTAACTTTCTTCCAATATTCAGATTGCTTGATAAGTTCTACACCTTTGTTCCATAGTTCAAAATTGTTTTCTTTGATGAATTTATTCCACAAATGCCCGAACTCGTGAATTGGAGTGTTGGCGTTCATTTTGGAAGGGTCGAGATAAACAGTACCATCGGGAGTAACTAAGCCGTATGCAATGCCTTTGCTGTCGGACAGATTATTTGATTCAGAGGCTAAAATGATGTCGTCTACATTATCATAGAAATACTGTTCATTGTGCAATAAATTTTTTATCGCTTCTTTTGTTTCTGTCTCGACTGTACCTTCGAGTATTCCAGGAGATTTTACCAAATCCAACAAAGAAATGTTGTTTCTTTTTGCAGTTTCCTTCAATGATAACAAATCATTTGCTATAATCGAAAGTTTACTTTTGGTTTCGTTAGAAAGCTCCAAATGTGTTGCTTTAAAAACTCTATCGAATATATCTTTGTCAACAATCACATCCTTCGCTAATCCTGTTTTCTTCAGCAACTCAATCAAAGCATCAAATTTCTTCTTTAAAATCGGTGTGAAAGCGTTTTTTTCTTGCGAAGTTTTCTCTCCTATGAGTTGAAAACGTATATCATCGCTATTTGCGTCAAAGTTTCCATTGTTGTCGGTGGCGGATTTGATTTGGTTGGGATTTCTTGCAACATACTCATCTCTCGCTGTATTTCCGTGCTTATTTATGTAAATATCGCCAACATCGCGAATATTTAAAAACACAGCCATCGGACTTCGCTCGTTTCCACTTCCTCGTGGTGTAAATGGATTATTCGCAAATCCTGTCGCTCGGCTTGCATCTGAACTAAAATAAAATCCTCTGCCGTGCTTCAAATCCGTTCTTGTTATTTTTCCTATGTCAAACGCCGTAAAATCCTTTGGAGTCCCGTGATAAACCCTCATCGGCTCTCCATTCTCATCAACAACTTTGGACGAATTATTTTTTGCTTCTCTTGCGATTTCAAAAAATTGTTGTAACTTTGTATCAACAAATACCGGTGTTTTTGTTACCCGCCCGGTTGTTCCGGGGTCGGTGATTTCAGAAACATCGGTTTTGTTATATATCTCTACATCGCTGACAAATGCGTTGTGAAGCTCATTAGGATTACGCTTCCCCTTATTTTTTGTTGTTTCTCTATGTTCTTGAACCGTAAATCTAACATAGTAATCATTCCCTCCAAATTCAACCCTTCCTAAGTAATTGTGGAATCCGACTAAATTTGGATGTTGTTTATGTCCTTCTGTTGGCTGTTCGCTCTCCGAATAAATAGGTATAGAATTGTTGAAAACCTCCTTTAGCTGAGGAATAATCTTTGCGAAGTTTCCGTTAGTACCAAAACGTAACATTTTTCCGAATACACCATGAGAAAACTCAACAACTCTATTATCAAGTTTGTTTTTTACATTTTCAATATCTCTGTAAATCTGTTGTAATTGCTCTCTGGTATAGGTATGAGGTTTTATCACTATTGCCGCCAAATCCTCAATCATCTGCAATTTGTTTGCCAACTCCCAATCCCCAAACCATTTCTTAAACGCCTCTGTACGCACCTGCAACCACTCGCGCTCATTCAAATTAGATTTCTTTCCATTCGGAGCAAACATAAATGTTCCGTTTGCTTGTGCTTCGGTTTTAATGCGCTGCATTTCTTTTGCGTTCGCTTCAGTTATATTTTTTACATCGAAGTCGTATTTCGATTGGTCGGCAAGCGCAGTGCTTGGTACAAATTGAAACGGAACCTGCTCGTCCGACTGCGTGAAAAAATCATCTTTCTGCGCTTCTGTAGGGTTTGTATCAACTTCCGATTCGGCTTGCTGTATTTTTTCCTGTGTTTCTGCTTTTTCGGCATCAAAAGCCTCTTGCATTCCTTTGTAATATTCAATTTCCTGCTCCTCTAAGCTTGATTGTGAGCCTTCAATTAATTCTTTTATTCTAACAAAATTCCCTCTTGATTTTTCAAAATCTTGTATTGCATTGTATATATCATTGGTATTGCTTTCGTATCCACTGCTCCATTGTTCAGGTTTATACTGTGCGTAATATTCACCTTCAAATTGGTCAAATTTAGCTCCTTTTTTTGTAAGCGAGCGATTCATTCGGCTTGGTATATCTTTTCCGCCATCGTGAATATAATCTGCTCTACTCAACTGCCCGCCGCCC